ACCCACCTTGTACCGCTACCTTGTACCGGTAGTTAATTACATGAATGCCATTGTCCATATCTATAAATTTGGGGACCCTGTCGAAGTGAAACGGAGTGACGGGACAAATTTAAGATGGCAATGCGTTCGAGAAGATGGTGCTTCACGCTGAACTATTGTTCAGTTGAGGACAGAGATTCTTTTCTCTGTCGTATTAAAGAAGAAGATATCGATTATGCGATTGTAGGAGATGAAGAAGCTCCATCTACTGGACAGAAGCATTTACAGGGATATCTTATTGCCAGACTACATGAAAATATCAGAAGACAGAATAAAAATAATTAGGTGTTATTAAATATACACTATAGCAATCATGGTGGGCCTGATGTTTACTGGATGGCCCACACTATATAAAGATGTGCCGGAATCAAAAGGAATTGTAAATATTTATGAATAATCTTCAATTCCGATGATGTCATTCATTACGTCAGAATACTTTCTGGAATATTCTGTGGGCCCCATATACTTTATGGGAGCCAATCATAGGATTGCTTGCTCCGCAAGCAACCGCGTGAAATACTTGGCGGAGAATGCTCCACGTCATCGGTACAAGCTTAAAGTGACAAGGTGGGCTAGTATT